TTTGAGCCAGCATTTGTGGACATTGATCTCGATACCTTGAATTTGAATCTTGATCAAGTGGAGGAGAGGGCGAAAGAAGGGTGTAAGGTCATCACCTTTGCTCACGTTCTTGGTAACCCACCCAACATGGATAGACTGATGGAGATCATTGATGAGTATGGTCTAATTCTTCTTGAGGACTGCTGTGATGCTTTGGGATCGACATATCGAGATCGTCCGCTAGGTAGCTATGGAGACTTCGCTTCCTGTTCGTTCTACCCAGCACACCACATTACTATGGGTGAGGGTGGTTTTGTTGCCTGTAACACAAAGAATCAAGAGATTGTTGCACGAAGTTTCCGTGAATGGGGAAGAGGATGTTACTGTGTTGGTAAGAAGGCAGGACTACTAAAAAATGGTACATGCGGTAATAGATTTTCTAATTGGTTGCCCGCACTACCAGATGAGATTTTTGATCACAAATATGTCTATGATGAAATTGGTTACAATCTGAAACCAACTGAACTACAAGCTGCAATGGGGTTGGTTCAGTTGGAACGACTCGATGAGATTGTCTCACTCAGAAAGAAGAATCATAAGAGGTTGTGTGATATTTTCTCTAAGTATGAAGAGCATTTGGTAATCCCAAGAGCAACAGAACATTCTGATCCTGCATGGTTTGCATTTGCCTTGACAATCAAAGATGATGCACCATTCAAACGAAAAGATTTGGTTGATCATCTAGAAAACGCAATGATTCAAACTCGTCCATACTTTGCAGGTAATATTATGTTACAGCCTGCCTACGAGGGACTTATGGACCAAACTGAAGTTATTGAAAAATATCCAAACGCTAGAAAAATTACTACAGATACATTCTTCTTGGGAACAAGTCCAGTTATAACTGATGAGCAGTTGGACTACATAGAGGGTGTAGTGGAAAACTTTTTTGATCGTATATAATGAAAATAATTAATTGTCATAACACTTATCATCTAGGTGACTGTATCCAGAGTTTGCATTTTCTTTTGAATGCGTCTGAACAGAATGGCGTGATGTTTAATTTTTTCTGTAACCCAATCTATCATAATCAACTAGAAGGACTACTGGATGGTTATGATGGGGTGCAATTGTCGAACGAGCCTTTTCCAGGCTCGTTTGATTTATGGATTGGTGCTCATGACTATGGTGGTATCTGTAGACAATCTGATGAAATATATGGTGATGAGTCAGATCAAGGCACATACTTTTTATTACTATGTAAGAAACTCTCTGATCTGATGGAGATTAAATGTCCTTTCTCAATCAAGAAGGATATGGTATACAACCAACCAGCTTTAAACAAAGAGTGTGTGCATGATCAGAAGTATGATTACTTATTCATAAACAGTTACAATACGAGTGTACCGTTTCCTGATTTTGAACAAGAGTGTTCTGATATGATAGAAAGACTTAATGCATCTGGTAAGTCATTTATAACAACGAGAAAAATTGATGAGTATCCCTGCACACTCGACTATAATCTGAGTGTTATAGAGATCGCTAGACTTGCGAAGAACGTAAAAAACATAATAGGGGTCAATACAGGACCACTACATCTTTGTATGAACAAGTGGGTCATTCCAAAACTTGAACAGTTTATTACTTGGTGTCCAACACCAGAAAACTTTAATTATGGAAATAAGTTTTTCCCAGTGAAATCTCTGAGTGAGGTAGATAAATTATGAAATATATCACATTCAGTCTCTGGGGAGATAAGCCGATCTATTGTGTAGGCGCCATAAAAAATGCGGAACTCGCTACAAAAATATATCCGGATTGGATTTGTAGATATTATTGCGGTCAGTCTACTGATCCATCATGCGTCAAAGATCTTTCGGAGATGGAAAATTGTGAAGTTGTGATGATGGAGAATGAGGGATCTTGGAAGTCTATGTTTTGGAGATTCTATGCGGCAGATAGTGATGATGTTGTCATCTCTAGGGATGCAGATTCTAGACTAAACGATAGAGAAAGAGATGCTGTTCATGAATGGTTGAGTTCTGATAAAGACTTCCACATTATGCGTGATCATCCATGGGGACATAGACACGAAATTCTTGGTGGTATGTGGGGTGCGAGGAATGGTGCTCTTCGTGGCATCAGTAAGATGATTGAGGATTATCACTCACACAGCAATTTTATGGATGACTATATGGTTGATCAAAACTTCCTTCGAGATTACATATATCCACAAGTCCACGAAGCAAGTATGGTCCATGATCCATTCTTTGATAAAAAACCATTTCCAACAAATAGAACAGGGCGACAGTTTGTTGGTCAACCCTTTGATGAAAATGATAATGAACTTGACAAATCACATGGCGACTCTATAATAGAGTCAGGCATTTTATGAAAGGCGCTAAATGTACTTTTGCACAGCAGCGGATAGCAACCACTATCCTGTATTACTTAATCAAATCGGATCCATTTTCAAACATAATGAAAAGGATCTAAAAAATATAGCAGTATTTAATCTTGGTCTAAAACCTGAAGAGATCGCTACCATAAACAGTATTGATCGGGTTGAGGTTTTTGAGGTGGAAAAAACAAACCCTCTAATAACTGAAAGCATACATTGCAACAATGGTAGATGGATAGCAGGTTTATTCTCTTGGAAGCCAGTCGTAATTAAAAAGTCACTTGAAATGTTTCCGTATGTTTTGTACATGGATTCTGGGACAATGTTGATGAATCCGGCTAACGATCTGTTTGATCACATTAAGGAAAATAATTATTTTGTGACAGACTGTGGACATTCTATAAAGTGGATGACACCAAAATACATCATCAATAAATTAAATTTAGAAAGTGATGAGACCAAGTGGATTTTAGACGATGATACTCTGGGTATCGACGCTGGATTTCAGGGGGTATCTAGAGAGATGTTAGACTCTTATATTATGCCTTTGTATGAAATGTCAAAGGAAATTCAAAACTTCCTTGATGATGGAACGTGTCCAGACGGTCTGGGTACTGCAAGACATGATCAACCATTGTTTAGTATTCAGGCTCGTAAACTTGGTCTTGACATACTAAAGCACGATCGAGATCCGGAAGAGTGTATCTTAACCTTCGACAATAAAAAGGTTCCTTTGCACATTACACATTTCGGTGAGAAGTTAAAACCAGAGACTGTTATCTGGAGATGTCGCAGAAATATAAGTCGAGAAATTTTAAATGAAAGTATGTCTCATATAAAGGTAGCACAATGAAAGAATTGATGCAAGAGGCTATAAATCACAAGAACTTCTATAATGGAGTTTTATGTCAAGATCCGACTCCCCTTCCCGGTCAAGCAGAACCGGAAATTATTTTCTATTCAGAGAATGATATTCCATTTGAATATAGTGTCGTTGTTCCTGTGTTCAATCAAGAGGCTATTATAGAGAAAAATATACAAAGTATTATTGAAAACATGGACTCCAATTTTGAGTTTATACTTATTCTCGATAACTGTGTGGATAATACTAAAGGTGTTGTTTTAGACTATTTTGAAAATAATACTTTTCCTAATATTGCTAAGGTGGTTGTGGTAGAACAAAATACGCCGGTTTTTGAAACAACCTGTGATAACATTGGTTTTGTTTTATCCAGCGGGAAGTACATCGTGGAAATTCAAGCAGACATGGAGATGGTTGAATATGGATTCAATTCAAATCTCGCGAGAGGACTTCAGCAGTATGATGATGTGATAGGTGTTTCGGGTAGATGCACACATGTCTTTGGTACGGCACATGGTGTTGGAAAACTTGGGGAGTACGTTGAAAAAACTCTTGACCCCTCTCTGGACAGAAATGTATTATACATGTACGGTACTTGCAATAGAGGACCACTAATTCTTGACAGAGATAAGTTAAAGTATATGAAGTACATGGATGAACAGAATTACTTTTTAGATGCGTCCGATCATGACTTGTTTGCTAGAGCTTACGCTGAAATGGACTGGAGATGTGGTTACATTCCAATGGAATTTGAGTCACCTCTGGTTGATGGGAGTACAAGAAAAGATCTTCCGGCTGATGTGAGAGAACTGAATCAGCATTTCCTATCGCTGAAGAAGGAAAGATCAGGGAATGGTTTTGCTGACACATTCAGACAACAAATAGGTATAGAAAGTAGGGTACTGCGATGAAAAATTTAGCAGATTTTAGAAATAATGTCCATTCGCAAAATGGTGAAGATGGTGTAATTGAAGAGATATTAAATCGACTTGGTATAAGTTCGGGAACATTTTGTGAGTTTGGTGCCTGGGATGGTGTACATCTCAGTAACACTTTTAACTTAGTTGAAAATGGTTCGTGGTCTGGTGTTTATATTGAGGGTGATTCTTCCAAGTTCAATGATTTACTCGAAACAAAGAAGAAGTACCCTGATAGATTAACGTGTATCAATAAATTTGTTTCTGTTGATGGGGATGATTCTTTGGATATGATATTAAAAACAACCGATTTGGAAAGTAACTTCGATTTACTGTCTATAGATATAGATAGTTTTGATTATCAGGTTTGGGAATCTTTGTCCGAATATACCCCTAAGATTGTAATCATAGAGGTTAATAGTGGTGCAGGTGGTCAGGCTTCTCAAATTCACACATGTGATGATGCCGGTAATGTCATTGTTCAGGGGAGTTCCTATATGAGTACTCTTGTAATGGGTGTAACAAAGGGTTATACTTGCATTTACCATCATGGAAATATGATCTTTTTACATAATAGTTTGTTTGACGAAGAGAAATTTAGTCATGGATATTTTGATTGGTAAATTAATATGAAAGTCGTATACGTTACAGGATGTCTTGGTTTTATTGGATCATACGTTACCAGATTGTGTTTAGATCGTGGTTGGTATGTCAAGGGTGTGGACAAGATAACTTATGCCGCAAATAAGAATCTGCTAGATGAGTTTGAAAAATATCCAAATTTTTCTTTTGTTCGTTCTGATATTAATGACTTGGAGTTTTTATATGATTGCGATTACATCATTAATACAGCAGCAGAAACTCACGTTGGAAACTCAATATCAAACAGTGACGATTTCATTTCATCAAATGTAAATGGTGTACACAACCTGTTGGAGTTGATTAGAAACTACAGACAGGAGAGCACAAAGGTGCCTGTGCTATTACATTTCAGTACAGATGAAGTGTATGGTGATGTGTCTGAAGGTTTTCATGACGAAAATGTTTTGTTGAAGCCTTCTAATCCATATTCTGCAACCAAAGCTGCCGCTGATATGTTGATATTAGCTTGGGCCCGAACTTACGATATTCCTTATGTCATACTTCGTCCTACTAATAATTACGGAATTGGTCAGTACGTTGAAAAGTTAATACCAAAGGCATGTAAGTTTCTAAAACTGGGTAGAAAGATCCCGCTCCATAACAATGGTACACCAATTAGAAACTGGTTACATGCAGAGGACACTGCGAACGCTGCAATTACAATTGTCGAAAGTGGTGTCAAGAATGAAATTTATAATGTTGCTGGTGGATTTGAACAATCGAATCTTGAGACAGTTTCTAAGCTAATTTCTGTGTTGACACAAGGTGAACACTATGATATAAATGATTACGTGGATACTTCGTTCTCCAGAGCAGGCCAAGATCTTAGATATGCGTTGGATGATACGAAACTTCGCTCTTTGGGTTGGGAACCCCAAAAGATCTTTGATGAAGAAATTATCAATATTGTAAATTATTACAGGGATAAATTTATATGGTAGATTTAGAACTAAAAAAGCGATTATTAGATTTATCATTTAATAATAAGGTTAGTCATCTAGGCAGTTATTTCTCATCGCTAGGCATTCTCGATGAGATTTATGCAAAAATGGAAGATGATGATATTTTTATACTGTCCTCTGGTCATGCAGCTATGGCCATGTATTGTTGCATTGAAAAGTATTATGGTATAGACGCTCAGATGCTTTTCACCAAACATGGAGGACATCCCCATAGAGACGAAGAAAATAAAATTTATTGTTCCACGGGAAGTTTGGGTTTGGGGATAACAGTTGCACTGGGTAGAGCAGTTGCGAACCCAGATAAAAAAGTTTTTGTGTTAGTTAGTGATGGGGAATGTGCAGAGGGTAGTGTTTGGGAAGCGTTAAAAACTATTCGAGAACAGAATATATCTAACATTGAAGTTCATGTTAATGTGAATGGCTATGCTGCATACATGGAAGTTGATTCAGATTATCTCAGAGAAAGATTGGTATCGTTTTTACCTGATATCAAGATTCATTATACCTCAGTTGAGGAGTTTTCATTCTTGCGGGGAATGAATGCACATTATCACATCATGAGTGAGGTTGATTATCACAATGGTCTAAAGGAATTGGAAACTAAATGAGAAAAGATTTTGAAAATCTTCTATACAATGAGATGTGTCACAACGAAGACATATATTTGGTGACTGGTGATCTTGGTTACGGGTTATGGGATAGAATTAGAGATTCATTCCCATCTAGGTTTTACAATGTTGGATCTTCTGAAATGGTCATGATGGGGATGGGCATTGGTCTTGCCATGGAAGGTAAAATTCCATTTGTATATTCCATTACACCATTCGCCATATATCGACCATTTGAGATGTTGAGAAATTATATGGATCACGAACAGATCGCTGTTAATGTTGTTGGTGGGGGAAGGGATAGAGATTATGGATATCTCGGATTCTCTCATTGGGCGGATGACGATAAGAAAATAATGTCTTGTTTCGACAACATAAATACAGAACACCCAGAATCTATTGATGAATTACAGTCTATCTTTTCTGATATGATAGAGAATCCCCGTCCGAATTATTTGAACCTTAAGAAGTGAGAAATTAATTGAAAATTTTGATTACAGGTGGTAATGGTTACATTGGTAAAACATTAACCAAAAAACTCAAAAAAGATTATGACGTTTGTTCCATAAGTAGAGATGACTTTGATCTCACGGATAGTCATTCGGTGAACGAATGGTTTGAGGGTAAGTATTTTGATGTTGTTCTACATACAGCCATTAGCGGCGGGAGTAGACTGAAAAAAGATTCTAGTGATATTATAGATGAAAATTTATCAATGTATTATAATTTGTATGCAAATAGAAATAAATTTTCTAGATTTATAAATTTTGCTTCCGGTGCGGAAATCCATGACCCTGATAGTCCCTACGGTAGAAGTAAGAAAATTATACGTGACTCTGTATCAGATAAGAATAATTTCTTCAATCTTAGGATTTACGGACTTTTTGATGAGAATGAGTTAGACACCAGATTCATAAAATCGAATATACTTCGGTACATCAAAAAAGAACCAATGGTTGTTCACACTAACAAGGTCATGGATTTTTTCTATATGCGAGATCTGATTTACCTAGTCAGGTACTATATCAATTCAGATAAACCTGTCGGAGACGCTTCTTGTTCATATAAAGAAAAATTTAGTTTGGTGCATATTGCAGAACTAATAAACAAATTAGACACACATAATGTACCAATACATATAGAGAATAAAGGTAAGATGGATAATCCTTACTGTACAAAAGACAACATACCTCCCGGTGAGTTACTAGGTCTTCGTAGAGGTATAGAATTAACATATAATAGTCTCGCTATGAGCAAGGAAACAAAATGAAACCCGCAGTTACATTATGCATGATCGTAAAAGATGAAACCCATATCATTGAAGAGTGTCTTCGTTCTATGGCAAAGTATATTGATAGGTATGATATCACTGATACTGGTTCCACTGACGGAACTCCAGAACTTATCAAAAAGGTAATGAACGAACTTGAAATTCCGGGTGAAGTTTATCTTTCTGATTGGAAGGGATTTGGTGATCACGCAAACAAAATTGGATCACGTACAGAAGCCTTCCATAATGCAGAAAAGGGTGGTGCAGATTATGCATGGGTGATTGATGCTGATGATTACATTGAAGGAGATTTTGAGTATCCCGACGAAATGGATGCCGATGGTTATACTTTACACATCAAGAGAGGAGACTTTTCTTGGTGGAGAAATCAAATCTTTAAATTAGAACTTGGGTGGAGATATGTTGGTATTTTGCATGAGTATGCAGATGCAACAAAGAAAAGTCCTCCGGTATTCCAAAAAATTCAAAGTAATTACCACATTTCTGCTAGAACTGAAGGTGCTCGTAATGTAGGAATTACTCCAGTTGAAAAATACTCGCGTGACGCGGAGACACTTGTGCAGGCTCTAGAAGATGAGCCAGATAATGCTCGTTATCAATTCTACCTTGCACAGAGTTATTTCGACTCCCAACAGTGGGAAAAATCCAGAGAGGCTTACAGAAAGCGTGTAACAATGGGTGGTTGGAATGAAGAAATATATTATTCACAATTTCGTGTTGGTATGATTTGTGGTGTCCTTAAAGAACCACCAGAGACTACAGTCCATGAGTACATGTATGCCTTTAACATCAGACCGGTTCGAGCAGAGCCTTTAGTTGAAATTTCTAAAATCTATCGATCCATAGAAAGACCTGCCGCGGCATATGTTTTTGCAAAGCAGGCAGTTGAACTACCCTACCCACAGCAGGATATTCTCTTTATTAGTGAAGACGTATATACTTATGGTGCATTAGATGAAATTTCAGCGACTGCATATTATGCGGGTCATGCACTAGAAGGTTATAACGCAACTAAGAAACTTCTAGAAGATAAGCTGATCCCTGAAGCACACATAGAAAGAGTCAAGACAAACTTTGAACAGTATGAAACTGTGATGCAACAATACCAGCAACAGCAGATGCAACAGAACATGAATCAGCAGATTGAAAAAATGAAGGAAAAGAAAGAGCAAAAGGCTCAGACCACTAAATATAAGAAAAAGAAAGCAACTAGCCGATAATGGTCTCTTCTTCTGGAAATTCATTTGTTGTACTAAAAAATCTAAACGATACTATCCTAGAGGGTTCTATCGTGGAGGTTGTTTCTAGCTCAACAAATCCAGATGTAAACATTGTTCTTGGTATTGGACTCAACCAAAGGAAGTTCGTAAATGAGTCTGGTGTGGTTTTTTCGGTAACAGGCACAAAGCAAAAAATTGATTCTTGCTTTGAGCGTGTCCAAGAACCTACAATTCCTACTCAAATGTCTCGTACCAGAGTCATCAGAGAGCAGGGAGAACCCGGAGAAAGAGGCCCAATAGGTCCAATTGGTCCACAAGGACCAGTTGGTCCGCAGGGTCCACAAGGTGAACTTGGAGCACAGGGTCCACAGGGTGATATTGGTCCTGCTGGTGTCTCTGGTCAGGATGGTGTGGGTGTCAAGAAAGTTGAGAGTCTAGACCAGAGTAACATTCTCATACACTTGACTGATGGTACTGTTTTTAGTTCAGATCTACCAAAGGGCCCTCCCGGATTTAATGGTATGCCCGGTGAGAAGGGTGAAACAGGAGAGCAGGGCGAGAAAGGTGATCGCGGACCTGCTGGACCGGAAGGATCTGTAGGTGCAGTCGGACCTAAAGGTGAAAAGGGACCAAAAGGTGATAAAGGTTCCTCTGGTAAAGACGGTGTAGATGGTAAAGATGGTATTCAAGGCGAGAGGGGTCCGCGTGGAGAAAAAGGAACTAAGGGAACCAAGGGACCAAAAGGGGATTCTGGTAAGCAAGGTATACCGGGACCGGCCGGTCCCGCTGGACCAAAGGGAGCAAAAGGAGAAGAAGGTAAACGTGGGCCAAAGGGTGAGATTGGAAAGCGTGGAACTGAAGGTAAATCTGGTGTTGTTCGAGCAAGATTCCCACTGAAGTATGACGAAAAGAAACAAGAACTGACTTTCGATGCCAAGTCCCTTGAGAGAGTACTTAATGTAAACAATTTTGATCCTATGGCAGTAAACAATCTAATGACAGCGATCGGTGGTGGTGGTGCTGTTGGTATACGTCATGATGGTCGAATGATAATAAAGTCTGTTTCTGACATCAATGTTACTCGGGGTCTGGAAATTCTGCCTAAAGGTAAGAACGTAGAATTACAATTAGACACTGACGTACCATTTTCTTTTGTTGGTACTACCATGGGTGGAGAGAAGAATGAAGATCAATTAGGTACAGGTGACTTTTGGTTTAACTCAACTATCGGAAAATTATTATTTCGTATTGATGAGAGTTGGGTAGAAGTTTGATAAATAGAGAAAAGGAATAAAATATGCCCCTGTTTCCACAAAATCCATCCGATGGCCAATCGGTTACAATAGGTTCTAAAAGTTGGACATTCAACGCTACTTATGGTGTTTGGGATAAAGCCGCTGGTTCTGATACAGGACCAACTGGACCAACTGGACCGACTGGTGCTACTGGACCAACTGGTGTTACTGGAACTAATGGTGTCACGGGACCAACTGGTGCTACTGGATTCCTGACTGTTGATAATGGTCTTGTTATAGCTGGAACTGAGTTAAGTATCAGTGAGACAGCAACAATCAATATTGGAGGACTCTCTTTTGGTAGTGCAGGGATATCTTTCTCTGACGGCACTAATCAAAAAGGTGCAGTGAAAGATGTCGCAATATTCACAATGAAGTCCTCGTCTGCCATCGCTACCGGACA